AATCGCGGAGGCGCGATTGAGGGACGGGAGACGAAGTGAAGAGACCTATTGCGTTCGTGGCTAGTGCCGTCATGCTGGGCGCTGTCCTGGCCGCGTGTGAGGCTGGCGAGGGTGGCTCTGGCTGGTGTACGGATGATGCGCTGATCGTCCCGGCTAAGACCAGCCCTAAGCCCACCACGAGGCGAACCAGCTGGAAGCCGTCCAGCCCGAAGACCAGCCAGCCCAGCTACCGGAAGACCAGCAAGCCTCACGGCTCGCACGGCTGGCACTGGGATTCGGATGATTGCGAGTGGGATGACGACTAAGCGAATCCTGGTGACTGGTTCTCGGGACTGGGAGGATTACTTCCGTATCGGAAGCGAAATCGTGAGAGCCATGCAAGACCTGACCCCGATCCAGCCAGGGCAGTACAACTACAACGATGGGCGATACGTGATCGTCCACGGCGCATGTCCGACCGGGGCCGATTACCTGGCCGATCAATGGGCTCTAGGCAGCCTGACCGATGTCGAGCGTCACCCGGCAGACTGGAAGCGATACGGCAGAGCCGCAGGGTTTAAACGCAATGCCGAGATGGTGAAGCTTGGAGCCGATATCTGCCTAGCGTTCATCCGCAACGAAAGCCGGGGAGCCACGCACACAGCGAACCTCGCTGAGCTAGTCGGGATACCGACTAGGCGGTTCACGGCATAAAAGAGAAGGGCCCCCAGTCGGGGGCCCCTTTCTTATTCGCCAGGCTTCCATTCGAACGGTTCCACCTTATGACCCTCGGGCGAGGAACGCTGAGCAGCTATCAGCCTGCCCTTAGCTCTCCACACACGAGAGACTTTCTTTCTATCCTCAGCGCACAACAGCAATTCCAGTAGATCGCCTTCGATCCGCAGAGTCGCGGTTTCGACTCCGGTAGTGCTGCCGCAAAGGTCGCACTCCAATATCTCAGCCACCTTCCTAGGCATGCCTCACTCTCCCTCGGCTCTCCGTATCGGGACCACGTTACCACCAGCGTCACGCAGGAAGTTCTTACCTCTCAGCATCTGGTTTAAACGCTCCCGCTCAACCTCGATATCAAGGTAAATCTCAGTAGTGCTCATGTGCTTGTGGTTGAGGAACGCCTGAGTCATCCGCATAGGGTCGCCGGTACGGTGCGCAGTAGCCTTATCGAACACGAGGCGCGCAGAGCTACGCCTGATCGTGTGCCAGGCGTCACCGGGCCCTAGATCGACTCCGGCATTCTCAGCAGCTCGCTTGATAATGTCGGCAGGATCGCCAATCTGACCGGTCACGTTGAACCCGCCACGCTGAAGCGGAACCGCTTTCTCACCCGGCTTCGGCGCTGCCGTCCGGTTAGGCCAACGCGGAGGAAACAACCGCCAATTGCCGTCGAGCTTCCCTCCGGCTTCCTCACGGTACACAGCCAGCCAACGGCGTAGCTCACGGTCCAGATATTCCGTGATCGGGAACGTAACCTCTTCATCGATCTTGTGAATCATGAGGTACATTTCGCCAAGATCCAGCCGGATATCCTTGAGCGTAGGGGACAGGGCTTCGCTGATCCGAACGGCAGTGTTCGCAACGAACGCGATAAGGGCCCGGTTACGCGGATTGTCGGCACCTTCGATTACAGCCAGGATTTCATCCTCAGACAGACGACGCTTGGCGCGCCGTCGCTGAGTGCTCTTCTCCATGATCCCGGATAGCAGGAATTCAGCCGTCTGAGCATGCCAGCCGCGACGGTGGCAGAACGCGAGGAACTGTTTCACCTGATTCCGGTACGCGCCAAGGGTGCTCTTGAGGACTCCACCAGCTGCCAGGCCGGACGGCCCGTAGAAGAAATCTTCCATGCGAGCCGGAGTGAGGCTGCCAACCTGGCAGTCCTTATTGAACGCTGCCAGCCGGTTGAGCACGCTCCGATAGTTGCGCTTGAAGTTCGGCGCGTCGGCCCGCCTCATGCGCTGCCCGATGAACTCCGATGCAGCCTCGCTGATCCTCGGCGTTGTACGTCTCGCCACAGTCCCCAACCTCTCATTGAATCTAGCCGCTGAACCTCTACGTTGGTCACGTAAAGTCGCAGGTCAGGGCCCCGGTAACTACGATTGGTTACTATACATGAACCTAGACTTTTCGACAAGTACCTACCCCTGCCTGACCTGCACGTTTGCCCAGCTTATCAGCCAAAGTCTCGCACGATGTGACCCCAGCGGAGCCGGGTACTAGGATTGAGCCTCTCACCGTACTCATTGACAGCTTGCCCAATATGCGTATAGCTTCGATGGGTGAGCAGCCACGCGCTCACGAGGGCCCGTCCACCACCGGGCCCAGTCACTCGGGAAGGGGATCGGTCATGCCTGCTCAAAGGCAGCTTCCGACCATTGACGTTCTGCTGAAGCATCGTGAACGGGGGATGAGTTATGACGAGATTGCTGAGCTTTACGGCGTAACCAAAGGTGCCGTCTATCTGCAATTGCGTGACGCGGGTAGGACTAAGCAGCGCCCAGACAACTCTCACCTAATGCCCGCTGGAGGCGTAGCCACTCAGCACCAGCACGCTCATCCTGCGATGATGCTTCGCGTTCAGGGCCGGTTGGACCGGGGAGAGAAGGACATTCCGCCTGTGAAGATTCGCCAGCTTCATAAGTGGTTGCGCGAGCTTGAGGAAAAGAACCTGATCCTTGACTATCACCAGGATTGCCCTCCGAATCCCGGCAGCCCGAAGACCGGGGGGTGGTTCTACTCCCAGAGGAAGCCTAGTGATGGTGACCGGCTGATGCGTTACCAGACGCAGAAGGAAGCCGACGAAGCCAGCTAGCAAGCACCAGGGGGGATAGTAAGTGAGGCGAGTGCTGAAGGTGATTGGGATAATTGCGTTCGTTATCGGTTCCATGATGCTCGGCGCACTAGTTGGTCACCCTGGGGGCTCAAGCCCTCCACCAGTGACTCAACACCCTTAAAGCAGGGCCCCGGAGCAGCGGGGCCCTTTTTGCTGGCCTGATACTGCGAGTTGATTTGCAAGTGGACAGTGTCAACGTATAGATTCATCTTTGTAAGGCAGTGAGCATGGCAATAGCCCGGACTGACCAGCCGGGGCCGTGTAAACGCTGCCGACCCCTGTCAGCGAGAGAAACGGGAACCCACTTACTCATGTCTGTCCCTTGTGCCTCTAACCCTGATATGTGGTTCGACGCCACCAAAGCCAATCTCGCGGCCTTTTACTGCCGGACGTGCCCGCTACAGCGGGAATGCGCGAAACTCGGCGAGAGCGAGGAATATGGCGTCTGGGGAGGTATTAACGCGGAGGCGCAGCAGGAAGAGCGGAGCGCTGAGCGCCAGCAGGAACGCGAGGACCGGAATGTCGCCGTGTGTCAACTGCGTGACGCGGGCCACACCGTGCGCGCGATTGCCGCTCAAGTAGGACTCTCCAAGTCGGCAGTGTCCAAGATCCTCCAAGCCGCCTGACCGTTCGTTGTAACCTCGTAACCAAACCCTGTAACGCTCAGTAGGTCTCAAACGATATGACGGGCGAGGCTCGATACAGGCCCGGTGAGCGCCCCCTCTGCCGCTACACCACCGGGCTCTCTTAATGGGGAGGAACCTAAATTGCTTCAATCGATCGTGCAGGAAATCGACGGATTGCTTGCACCCCTTGAATGCTCCGTGAATCCTGGTGCTGACCTTCAAGACGTTGACGTGATCATAGACGTTCCGGGGATTATCTCCGTAGCCGTTCTGAAGTATGCGAATGGCGCTGTCTACGAAATGGCCGTGACCAGCAACGCTGAGCCGGATGATTTAGCTCTGGCCCGATTCAATATCCCCGCTGGCACCCTCTGGCTTGGCCCTGAGGAAACGAACACCCACGGACTCACGGACGGCTGGGAAACCACTTGGCGGTTTTGGGTAGCCAATCCGCCCACTGAGTAGAAAGTGGACAAGTGGGGGAAGTAGAGTAGTAGCTGTGCCGAAGGGGCCGAACGCCAGGCCCCTTCCTTTTTGACCCGAAGCTATACGTTGACACAGGAACTATCCCCTAGAGAAGGGAACCACCAAAATGACCGACACTCTGAACCTCGCTGGCGTTCCGCCGTTCAAGCTGACCGACTACGACGACGAGATCATCGAGCTTGCGCCGGTCCACGACACGGCGGCCCCGAACGGGGTTGTCAACGTGGTGAAGATTTCGATCGGTGACTTCGCCGTTCACCTTCTGCCGGAGCAGGCTGCCGAATTCTCTGCCGCCGTCGCGGCTACTGCTGCCCTGCTCATGGGGAAGCACGAGGCGACCGAAAGGGCTGCGGTTGCGGGAATCCTCCTGGGCGCTGTCTCGGATGCCGCCGAGAAGGCGTACAAGGCTGGCACGTACAAGCAGAACGCGGCGTGAGTAGCGAGAGGGGTTCTGTGCTGGCCCCTCTCTCTCATCGGTCCGTTTCACAACTCACAACGTTTACACGCTGTGGCGAGGCATACCGGCTAGAAAAGGTCGCAAGGGCCCCAACTACTCCGGCAGCATGGTTCGCCCAAGGAACCGCATTCCATGAGGCAATCGAGAAATGGGAAGCGACAGGGCGAACCTACGGCCCGTCCGACATTGAAGCGTGGTACGACGTTGCGTGGAACCGTGAGGTTGACAAGATGTTTGAAAGTCAGCCTGACATTAACCGGTGGGAGACGGGCGGGAGAACGAAGCCAGCCGATGACCTGGCTAAGCGGTACCTACGCGGGAAAGAGCAAGCGTTAGCGTATCGGGAATGGGCGCTCAGTCAGTCTGAGGAATGGCGCGTATGGGAATACCTCCCGGATGAGGCAGCCGTCGAGATTCCGTTCGAGGTTGAGATGGGCGGCGTACTCGTCAAGGGCTACATAGATCAAGTGATCGAGTTTCGAGACGGGGAAATCCGTCCACGAGACCTAAAGACCGGTAACAAGCTGCCGGAATCTGAATTCCAGTTAGCCGTCTACCGGCTCGCCATGCTCGAAGTGTTGGGGATTCTCCCACGATACGGCGATTACTACATGGCGAAGAACACTGCACCGACGAAGCCATATGACCTGAGTATCTGGACCCCGGAGCTAGTCGGGGAAATGTTCCGCGACATGGATAGGGCTGTTGAGGCAGAAATCTTCTTACCCAATAAGGGTGACGACTGCCGAATCTGTCTCGTCCGTGAATTCTGCAAGCTAGGCGGAACGCGAGCGCACGAATACTTGGGCATCACCCGGCGCGGCGGGGAGCCTGTCCCGCCGACAACTGATTTCCAGTTTGCCTAGATTAAGGGAGTAACTAAATTGAGTCAGACTTACGAAGACCCTTTCGCCGCTCAGGTGCTCACTGCGGAGGGCCCGACGCCGGAGGATATCGTCGTATCCTTCCGGCCCTACGACAGCAATAGTGCGCCGACCGTGACTGTTCGCGGCAAGACGTGGCCGGAGGTTGCGGACAAGCTGGGAGTCATTACCGAGGCTGCCGCTGGTGGCGCTCTCGGGAATGCTCACGCGGCTCTGAAAGCCACCTATGCGGCTGCCGTTGGATTGGACGCTACGCCGACCCAGAGCCCTGCTGCGGCCCAGCAGTCCTACCAGCAGCCGAACGGCGCTCAGAACGGCTACCAGGCCCCGCAGGGTGGCTATCAGCAGCCTCAGCAGCAGCCGAACAGCGGGCGACCGCCCGGACCGGCCCCGCAGTGCCCGCACGGTGAGAAGAACTTCGTTCCTGCCGGAACCAACGCCAGCGGCAAGGCGTACGGCGCTTTCTGGGGTTGCCCTGCGCCGCGCAACGCGCCTGACAAGTGCCGTCCGCAGTGGATTCAGAGCCGGTAATTTTTTTCGGCTGAAGCTATACGTTGATACGCGGGCCCTGGCAACGATGACCGGGGCCCCTTGATTGAGGGGAGAATGAGTGACTGCCACCAAAACGCTGATCGTCGCTGATCACCTGTATCACGCGCACAACTACGCGCAGAAGCACAACATTCCGATCATGGAAGCCGTCTACGTGACTCCGGAGCGCTCGGAGCGCATTCATGGGCTCATGCCGAAAACCATCGTTGATATTCGACGCGGGCGCTCCCGCCCGAATGCGAATCGGCGGATGGATGACCTGCTCAGGATTCTTCGGCACCGTATGCCGAAGCCGAAGCGGGCCCGGAATACCGGCAGCATTCAGGACCGCTTTGAGCGGTTCCACGGCGAGAATCCGCACATCTACAAGCGGCTTGAGGAAATGACTCAGGCTTGGCTCAAGCATGGGCATACCAAGTGCAGCATTCACATGCTGTGGGAAACGCTCCGCTGGCAGGCTGGTACGGGATTCTTCAGCCGGGAAGAGGAATACAAGCTGAATGACCACTACCCGGCGCGATACGCGCGCATGCTGGTAGAGAATCACCCGGCGTGGGAAGGCGTGTTTAATCTGCGGGCCCTGCGAGCCGCCTAGTGTTCACCCTTACGCGGGGGAGGCTTGCTGGCGGTAAAGCTGGTGAGCCTCTACCCACCGTGTTTAAACGGCTGGACGCTGCCACGGTCCATATTCGGCAAGCTCAGCTGACGCTAGTCGCTGCCGCTCCCGGTATCGGCAAATCGGTATTCGCCCTGACTGAGGCTGTTGAGACCAGGGTTCCCACCCTGTATTTCTCTGCCGACTCGGATGCATTCGTGTGTTACACGCGAGTTGCGGCTATGGTCACCGGCTGGACCGTGACCGATATTGAGACTCAGATCGAGAACGGGCATACGGCAACGATTGACGCGAAGCTGAACGGACTTGAGCATTTGCGGCTCAACTTCGACCCTTCGCCGTCGATTGACGATATCGAAGACGACACTCGGGCTTTCGCTCTGACGTATGGGGAATGGCCCCGGCTGATCGTGGTTGACAATCTCTCCAATGTCTATAACGACACTGGGGGCGAGGGTTATCAATCGCTTGAGGCTACGTGCGATTTCCTCCACCAGCTGGCGCGTGAAACTGGCGCGGCGATTATCGCTCTCCATCACGTGACAGGCCAGCACGAAGACGGCACTACTCCACCGCCCATGAGTGGCCTACGCGGGAAAGTCAGCAAGATTCCCGCCATGATCCTCAACCTGTTTAAACCCGCTGAGGGACAGCTGGGGGTCGCCGTTGTGAAGAACCGTACCGGCAGGGCCGACCCTTCAGGCGGCATGGTCATTTACCTGAATGCCGAATTGGATCGAATGAAATTGGAGGGCTGATAGTGGACAAGACTTTCCCTAGAATTGAGTTGCCGGGAGTTACTGAAGACCAGCGCAGCGAGGTTGAAAACCTCATGCACAAGAGCAAGCAGGCTCGGGCTTTCACTCTGCGATACGCGGTTGCCATGTCGGTTCTCGGCAAGGCCGTTTATCACGGAACCGTACCGGCTGACGTAAAGGCGCGCAGGCGCGCGGCTAACAAGGTCGCTCGGCAGTCTCGGCGCGTGAATCGGGGGAGCAAGTGAGCAACGAATACCCGGCTTGGCCGAAGACTCCCCGCTGGAATAAGCCGGTGACGATCACTGAGAAGATCGACGGCACGAACGGGCTCATCTCGATTGAGCCTGTGGTCCGGACGAATCTGGCTGACTACGCTAACCCGGAAGCCAGCCTGTATATGAACGAAGAGGGCACCTATCGAGTCAAGGCCGGTTCCCGTAACCGGTGGCTCATGCCGGGAAAGACGACTGACAACTACGGCTTTGCCGGTTGGGTCCATGAGAATGCCTTTGCGCTGATTGAGAAGCTGGGGCCGGGTCGCCACTATGGCGAATGGTTCGGCAAGGGGATTCAGCGTGGCTACGGGCTCACTGAGAAGCACTTCGCGCTTTTCAACGTGGACAAGTGGAATGACGTTGAGCTTCCCGATCGCGTGACTACCGTCCCGATTCTCTGGCGTGGCAATGCTCAGGGGTTGGGCCCTGCGGTCCACCACAGCCTGTCGATTCTGCGTCATCGTGGTTCTTATGTGGCCCCGATGGAGGAAGCTGAAGGGCTGTGCATTTACCACTCGGCTTCCCGGCAGATTTACAAGGTTCTTCTGGAAAACGACGATATCCCGAAGAGCGTTGCGCTGAGGATGGTGGCCTGATGAACGTAGACCCCAACGGGATTTGGTGCGAGTTGTCCTGGCTCGATAAGGATTACTGCCACCACTGCCGGACCGGCGCTAGAACGCTCGGCCACGTGAAGGACTATGAGGATGACGGCCCGGAGGGCTAGGAAGCCGTGTCCGGGTAAGAGCGTCAAGGATGGTGCTTGCGTCCGATGCTTTCGGGTAGTGCGAATCAAGAAAGACGGCACGCCTTACCAGCATCGGGCGAAAGCGCCCGCCGATCGAAGCGACCCCGTACACGCTAAGCGAATCCTTGAGGTCTACGGGATCACTGGCGAGGAATATAACGCGATTCTTGAGGCTCAGGGCGGCTGTTGCTACATCTGTCTTCAGCCGCCACGCTCCAAGCGCCTCGCAGTGGATCACGACCACGAGATAGAGCGGCACCGGCTAGCTGAGGGGAAAACCGCTCAGGAAGCCGCTAGAGCCTCTGTGAGAGGGCTTCTGTGTCGTCGCTGCAATCACCGGTTGCTTGGCTCGGCTCATGACGCTACCGAAATCCTGAAGCGTGCCATTGAGTATCTGGAATTCCCGCCAGCGTGGCGAGTGATAGCCGAGGGAGTTTAAACACCATGAAAGACGGCATAGAGGCAGTCCTACATCACTACGGCGCTGACATGGTGCCGTCCTCCCAACGGTTCAAAAAGATGAAGTGCCCATTCCATGAGGACCGGAACGCTTCAGCTTCCGTGAGTATCGACGCAGGCAAGTTCCGTTGTTTCTCGTGCGACATTCCACGCATGACCGGTGAAACCGGGAAGGCGGTTGACGCGCTAGACATTATCGCTTGGAAGGAGGGATTAACCGACTTTGCTAGTACCGTCGCAGAGTACGAAAGAATTTCTGGCCGAAGCTACGACGAAGTATCAGGCGGCTCTAAAGGAAAACCCGCGCGCCGTCGAGTATTTGAGGGACAAGCGGGGCCTGTCCGGGGACAGCGCACAATTCTTTCGGCTGGGCGTCGTAGACGACCCTTTGCCGGGACATGAGCAGTACACAGGACGGCTAGCCGTTCCGTACCTGACTCGCTCCGGAGTCGTCTCTATGCGGTTTCGGTTCCTGCCGCAGAAGATCGGGGATGACTGGCCGGATACCGAGGGCGCTAAATACTTGGACGTTCCGGGAGCTACGCCGCGACCGTTCAACGTTAATGCGCTCATGCGAACCGAGCCCTATGTCTGCGTTACCGAGGGCGAGTTTGACGCTATCGCTGCCCACCAGGCCGGGTTACCGGCTGTCGGCTTCCCTGGCGTTAGCAGCATCAAAGAGCCCTATTATCTCCGGCCCTTCAAGGGCTATGAGGCTGTCTACATTCTAGCCGATAACGACGATAAGGGTCAGGGTGAGACCTTCGCTGAGAAGGTCGCTGAGAACGTGCAGAACGCTCGAATCATTCTCATGCCTAAGGGCCATGACGTGAACAGCTTCCTTAAGGCTGACGGCCCGGAAGCGCTGAGAGAAAGGATCGGGATTAAGTGACTCTTGAAGATGACGGCAGTGACGAAATCGAGAACTACGAAGAGCGGCACGATGCAGGCTTTTTCAAGCCGGGTGACGTTGTGCGATTCACTGACGTAGTGAAGGACTGGCCGGGTACCCCGCAGCCGGGACAGCTGGCGGTTGTCGCTGAGGTTGGCGACCCTGACTCGGCTCCGTACCCGCTGACCGTGGACATTCGCCCGGACGGCGATACTCCGATTCTCGGGCTTCCCGTTCTGGCTAAGGAAATCCAGCTGGTCAACCGCCCGCAGGGGCGGAAGCTGCGTAGGCGGTTTCCTTGGCTGTGATGGACGGTTGGGTTACGGATGCGCTGGAGGACTCCGGAATCCCGGCTACGGATTTCAGGGTTCCTCGTGCCGTTCGGGAATTCGTAACGAAAGACTCCGGTCAGCATGAGGAATATGAATCCGGCATGCGCCGGGACTCGGAGCAGGGCAAACCTCGCTTTGACCTGATGGTGCCTCGCGGCATCGCGTTTGAGGATCAGATGCTTACGAGGTTCGCCGCTCTCCTGGCGCGCGGAGCCGTGAAATACGACCCTCGCAATTGGGAGAAAGCCAGCGGCCAAAAGGAACTTGACCGCTACTACTCGTCTGCGTTCCGCCATTTCATGCAATGGCTGTGCGGCGAGACTGACGAAGATCACGCGGCGGCAGTCCTGTTCAACATCATGGCGGCTGAGACCGTCAAGGCGAAGATGGAAGGTGTTTAAACGACATGGGTAGATGGAAGAGCCTTGTCTTGCTGCCGGACCTTCAAGTCCCGTTGCATGACCGGAAGTACGTAGACGCTCTCGTCCGGTTCGTACGCGAATTCAAGCCGGATGAGCTTCACAACGTGGGCGATTTGGTGGACTCCCCGGAGCCTGCCCGCTGGAATAAGGGCATGGCTGGCGAATTCCTGCCGACTCTTCAGAAGGGCTTTGATGAGTCGATCGCCATTAACCGCGCGTTCCGTGACGCGCTGGGAGACAAGCCGTTCCATCTGAAGACCGGTAACCACGATGAGCGCACGGAAACGTACGTGCAGAAGTACGCTCCCGCGTTGGCTTCCCTCCGGGCTTTGAAGCTTGAGGATTTGCTTGAAGCTGACTCGTACGGGCTGAAGGTCGAGCGCAGTATTTATGACGTTGCGCCCGGTTGGGTTATTGCCCACGGTCACGAGGGCGGTTCCTCGCGTACCCCCGGTGGAGTTGCTTTCGGGCTGTCTACGTCGATCGGCAAGAGCGTTGCTTGTGGACACACGCACAAGGTAGGTTTGATCGCAAGCGCCGAGGGCTATAACGGGCGGTTGAAAAACCGTTTCGGCCTTGAAGTTGGGCACGCTATGGACGTGCGAAAGGCGCATTACCTCAAGACCGGTGGAGCCAAGTGGACCCAGGGCTTCGGAATCCTGCGAGTCAAGGGCAACACGGTTATTCCTGAGGCTGTCATCGTCCAGGGACGCAGCTTCGTAGTCGAAGGCAAGACGTACGACTTTTAGTCTGCGCTGAAACTGTTATTGAGCAAAGGAGATAGCAACGTATATGAACTGGGACCACGTAACGACGCTCGCTGATCAAGCCGCCAGAAAGGTTGCCCAGGGCTACCCTGGCATTGATCACGAGGATATTCGGCAGGAAATCCTTACCGCTGCTTGGTCGAATCCGAACAGTCTTGAGGGCTTGACGGATGCCCAGCTGGTGAAGACTTTCAAGAGCACTGGCAACCGCTACGCGGCGACTGAGCGGTACGACTTCATGCACCATTCCGCTCAGTACGTTTACACGCCTGCTGAAGTCCGGGTGCTGTTCGGAGCGTTCTTCAATCGGGGGCTCTGGGAGAAAGCGCCTTTGAAGGATGACAGCACGAGGGTTTCAGCTGGTGGCGTAGTCGTCGCTCTGTGGGACCTTGATAAGGCTTACGACCTTTTGACTTCTGATGAGCGAGTGGTTATCGCCAAAAAGCACGATGAGTTTCCGGATGACGCTCTGTCTCCGGCTGACCAGAAGCGCTATGAGCGAGCGATTGACAAGGTGGTTCGCTCCCTTAACCGGCGCGTCGTCATGACTGACGTTGAGCGTGACGATCACGAGGGCCCTGGTTCCCGTCGCGCTATCTCGAATGCATCTGCCCGCTACGCAACTTCGGAGGTTTGATTATGGATTCCTGTGGTGTTCTGATCGTCGCTTTCCTCGCTGGTCTGGGGATTGACATGCTGCTCGCTTGGGCTGTCGCGGCCATTTGGTCGCTTCCGTTCTGGCCCGTACTGCTGACGATCCTGTTGCTCGGTTTCTTCGTCGGCCTTCTTACTGCCGGGAGCCGCTGAATGGAAATCGTCTGGGGAATCCTGTTCTTTGTGGTGATCATGTTCGGGCTTTACTGGCTGATCACCCTGCTTACCTCGCTGGCTCTGACGCTGGCTCTGCGGTTCTACCCGCACAAGGTACAGAAGGGCATGCTGTGGCTCATTCCAAAGTAGAGCGGCTAGCTGACCGTATCGCGGTCAATTTCGATAACGAATATGACGACGATAGGCACGGCTACTGGACCGCTTCGGCGGTCGGTGGCCTTGCCCGCTTCAAGTTTGAGCCTATCGAGGGTGGAGAGCCTGAGCTTTACGATGTGGAGGTTACGCGAGTTGACGGAAATTAAGTGGGGCCCTACCGGCGAAGCCGTTTACACGCGCACATACCAGCGGGTGAAGCCGGACGGTGCCCGCGAGACCTGGCCCGAGACCGTGACCCGAGTGGTTGACGGGAATATCGGGCTGGTTGACCCGAAGCACATTGAGCCAGGTGAGCGTGATCGGCTCATTGAGCTAATGACGGATTTCAAAATCCTTCCCGCTGGCCGTCACCTGTGGGCTAGCGGCGTACCGGGGCGACAGTTCCTGTTCAACTGTCACGTAGCCGGTTGGGGCGAGACCTTCTCTGAGCACTTCAAGTTCACGTTCCTTCGCCTCATGGAGGGTGGGGGGGTTGGCTCGAATTACTCCAGCCGCTTTCTCCGGCCCTACGGGGCCCCTCTGAGGACTCTTCGGGTCCATGTCGTCTGTGACCCTACCCATGCGGATTACGAGGCTCTAAAGGCTGCTGGTGTCCTGTCTGAGACTTACACGCCGGATTGGCCGGGAGCCTATGAGGTAGCGGACTCCCGCGAGGGCTGGGCCGGGGCCCTAACAGACCTACTCGACACCTATTACCGGGACGACGTGAAGCACGCTGACCGCGTGTTTGACGTGACGTACGTCCGTCCAGCTGGTGCGCGGCTGAAGACGTTTGGCGGCACGGCATCTGGTCCGCTTCCCCTGGCCGTGATGCTCCATAAGGTCAGCGAGGTAATGAACGGCGCGCGCCCGCGCGCTTACGCTGGCGCTGTTGGCTCGCCTTACCTCTCTCCGCTTGAGGCTATGGAGATTGACCACGCTATCGCGGAATGCGTTGTGTCTGGCGGTAATCGGCGCTCCGCGCGCATGTCTATTGTCGAGTGGGATGACCCCTTCATCTTCGATTTCATCGGCTGCAAGGCGGATACGTCGAAGCACTGGACTACCAATATCAGTGTCGCCGTGGATGACAATTTCCTGAGCTACCTTGACGATCGAGGCATTATTCAGCCGAGGGACGACAGTCCGTATATCTGGGCAAGGAACGTTCACAAGGCAGTCGTTAAGGGCATGCTCACGAATGGTGAGCCGGGGTATTGGAATCGTTCCCTGTCTCAGCAGGGCGAGCCTAACGAAGTGATCGCCACGAATCCTTGTGGCGAAATCACGTTGGAGGCTTGGGAAAACTGCAACCTAGGCCACGTCAATATGTCTGCGTTCGTGGATGCCGATCCCGGCTATGACGCTGGTGGACTCTGGACCGCTCACCGGCTCATGGCTCGGTTCCTGATCCGGGCCACCTTCGGTGACGTGACCAGTGAGACTCAGGCTGAGAAGCTGGCAGCTAACCGGCGCATTGGCGTTGGGCACTTTGGGGTTCAAGGCTTCATTGCGAAGTGCGGAATGAAGTGGAGCGAAGCTCCGAAGAGTGGCGATTTCCGAGGACTGCTGTCTGACCTTCGGAACTACACGCGACAGGCAGCGCGTGAGTATGCCTTTCAGTTGCGAATTCCTGAGCCTGTGAAGGTGACTACGGTTGCGCCTACCGGGACGATTGCGAAGATGCCGGGGGCGACTGAAGGTATTCACCCGATCTACGCTCGCACCTTCCTTCGGCGCGTACGTTATTCGACCGTGGACCCTGACCAGGCTGCCGCTGTTGCCGACTTCCTGCACCAGGGATTCAAGGTGGAGACTGACCAGTATGACCAGTCGGGTAATACGGTTGTGGTCGAGTTCCCGACCGAGGACCCGCTGGTCAGTGAGGTTGAGGCGCTGGGATACCCGGCTGAATTGGTCGAGTCTGCGGATGAAATCAGCCTGCCTGACATGCTGGCTTTCCAGGCCATGTATCAGCAGTGCTACGCGGATAACGCGGTCAGCTTCACTGTCAACGTACCCGAAGGCGTTTACACGCCTCAGTATGTCTCGGAGCATTTGCTTGCGTGGCTCCCGGCGCTGAAGGGTACGACGATCATGCCGGACGGCACGCGGCCCCAGGCCCCGTATGAGCGGATCACTCAAGCCGAATATGAGGCGGCTACCGCGAAGACGGTTGCTGACGGCATCGATGAAGAGTGCGCTTCGGGAGCTTGCCCGATCCGCTAGAAAGTGGACAACTGAAGCTATACGTTGATAGTACCGGACCGGGGGTCAGTCGATCAAGAATCCTGGCCCCTGTCCGGGCCCAATTTCTTAGAAGGGAAATCACCATTATGCAGACCTTTAAGAGCATCGTTGGCAGCCCTCTCACGGTAGGTGAGGGAGTCGTCAAGTGGCAGGGGGAGCGGACCGTGAGGGTTGCGTTCAACGAGAGCAGCACGCGCGTTTTCAGTCGGGAGACTGCCCGCCAGCTGGGCGAGGCTCTGATTGCTGAGGCTGACCGTGAGCCGGTGATCGAATTCAAGCCGGGTGATTTCATCCTTGAAACCGGTCTGAGCCAGAGCGGAATCTACTTGGTCCGTGAGGATGATCTTGTATTCATCATGAACAAGAATGGGGCTAACGGTGCGTGCGCGCCTTTCGTTTCCCGTCAGTACAAGCGGGACCAGGCGACGTCGGAGTTTTTCCAGAAGGTAGAGCTTGCCCAGTGAAGGTCAAGACCGAGAACGTTAAGACCGTCACGATCACTCTTCAGGGTGATCGTGAGATTGAGCTTCTCGCTGGTCTCGTGGACTTCCCCAGTCACTACAGCCAGCCTCAGGAAATCCGTGAATTCCTGTCTGAACTGCAGGAAGAGCTTCCGGAGGCTAGCTCGCCGGAGCACATCGGCTATAAGGACGTAACGAATTTCTGAGGGGGGAGTTGACGTGAAGGCGATTACGAAGATTGAGAAGCTGCAAAAGCAGGCGGGATGTGAGGTTACGATCCTGCTTACCGGTCGGGTGAAGCTGGACGATCACGGCGCTGTCGGAATCGAGAGCGAAGACGGCACGTGGCGTTTCGTCACTCTGTACGACGATGACTTTGAGCATGGCGCTCTAGTCCTCAAGGGGGATAAGTGACTGAGATTCCGCTTGAGACTCATGGCAGCCCTATCGACTCGCTGCAAGTAGCCCTTTACCGGGAGATTCACGAAGACGGTAAGCCGATTCGCGCCTATATCGCTGGTGTCTACAGCAATACCCGAAGCATGGTGTCCGTTGATTCGCCGGAGAAGTTGCGGGAATTCGCCCTTCAGGCGCTGAGGAGAGCGGTGGAATGGGAGATAGCTAATGGCGCGTAGCATCGGGTTTGAGAATAACGAGACGTTCCGGGCCGTTCACGTTACACGCTACGTGCAGACCGGCAAGACCGTTACCGGCTACGAAGGCCCCTATTCCAAGATCGGAACCGCTAGGGCTCGGGTGACGTACTGGCAGAACATGCGCCGGAGCCGGAACTATTCGGAGCATGTTGACGGCTGGGTTGAGCGAGCCGAAACGAAGTGGGAGAGGGTTCCTGAATGACTGGAATGGAAGCACGCTGTAAGCACTATCGAGAGAAGCTGGTTGAGCCGAAGACTCCGACCTACGCGACGATCATTCCCGACCGATACCAGCAGCCGGTAAAGCTGCATATGGGTATTGGTCAGGCTAAAGCGGCTATCGCTTACACCTATTGGTCTGGTGCTCGCGGAGGCGAGCTTTACCAGAAGACGGCTGAGGGTTGGGAATTGCTGTATCGCGTCGAGCGTGGAACGGCTACGGCTG